ATGGTGCGTATGTTTGTATTACAAAAGAAACAACATCTGAATTAAATTTAAATGATTACTTTGCAGAAAACAATATGGCATATCAACCAATATATGTTGAAGGTAATAAAGAGGCAAAAGCAAAATTATTTGGTGGTGATTGTGATGTATTCACAACAGACGCTTCAGGTTTAGCTTCAGCAAGAGCTGGCGCAGAAGACCCTAGTAAATGGATGGTGTTGCCAGAAATTATATCTAAAGAGCCTTTAGGTCCACTTGTAAGACAAGGCGACCAAGAATGGGAAGACGTAGTTAGATGGACACATTTCATTATGGTTAATGCTGAAGAGGCAGGTATCACAATGTATAATGTTGATATGATGTTGACTGCAAAAAATAAAGAGATTAAAAGAATATTAGGTGTTGAAGGTTATATTGGTCCTATGTTAGGACTTGGTATGAAATTCGGTTATAATATTATTAAACAAGTAGGAAACTATGGTGAGTCTTATGAAAGAAATGTAGGACCAAAAACTCCACTTGCTTTAGAAAGAGGATTAAACAAACTATGGAAGGATGGTGGAATAATGTATGTACCACCAATAAGATAATATGTTAAAAAAATTAATAGACAAAATAGGATTTAGAAATGGCGATACTAGATGGATGCTTAAAATTTTAGGTGCCTTATTTTTAATTGCTATAGTATTTGGTGTAGTATTGCATAGTCAAAGAGCTAATGCAGATTGCACAGGTTGTGGAAAAGATGGACACGAACAATGTCCTTTAGAAGGTGAAGAACATTCACACGCTCCAAAACCAGAAGTAGTTTTTGCTGTATGTGTATTTTCAGATGGACATTTAATTGACCATAAAGGTGCAAATAATATGTCCGATTGTTTGAAGACTAAAAGAGAAGTTGAAAAACTTTGGAGAAATAGAGCAGAAGGTACAGATAGCGTAGAAATTAATGGTATCACTTATAAGATAGATGGTGAATCATTAGCATTTATGTGTGATCTAGTTGACGCAGAAGTACATCACTATAATGATGGTACTTGGGAAATAGTTAAGATACTAGGCAAACATAAGAAGGAAGAATAATGTTAGAACAAATTAAAAAATGGTTAATAGAGGTTTCAAAAGAAATTTGTGGTAGTTCTGTTAAGACAGCAGGAACTATATGTGATGAAACAAAGAAAGCAAACTCTAAATTAATCAAAGCAATAATGGATAGTATCTAATGGCTTGGGTAGATGTACCAGGTTCAAATAGTGTTTGGCAATATGAAAATGGTGCCACAGCTTCCAATACATATGCAGACGCTCCTGGAACATATTCAGGTGGTGTAAGAACATATACTTATCCTGGCACTAGTGATACGGTAGAAACTTATGCTAGATGTAGAACAAAATCTGATTCAGTTGAAAGAGGTGAGTTATCAAAAACTTACTATGACGGACAATAGGAGATAAAATGGCAGACGTAGTATCAATACAAAATATAACAGACACAGCAGGCGTAAAGTATGTTGTTAAGATGACTAATATGTCCGATGGAACAGGTGAATCAAACGTTAAAAAGATAGACGCTTCAGAGACAACTTTTATGTCCGAAGACGGTACCAAAAAGGTTTCAAAGATATGGTACTCTGTTAATACGGTTAACCCCAAATCAGCAGTAGAGTTAGTATGGGACGGCGCAACACAATCAACTGCTTTAATATTGGGAGGTAATGGTTTTTGGAACTTACGAGATAATGGTAATGAGATATTGAACAATGCAATTACACCAACTGGTGATGTTATGTTGAATACAAAGAACTTTACCAATGGCGATAACTACACAATTATTGTTGAATTTAGGTAAAAATACTTATAAATAGTAAGAGAGAGATATGAAGTTAATAACAGAAACAATAGACGCAGAATACATCATTGAGGAAAAACCTAATGGTGCTAAAGACTATAAAATTCGTGGCATATTCTTACAAGCTGATATAAAAAACAGAAATGGAAGAGTATATGGTAACGACATTTTACAGAAAGAAGTCTCTCGTTATAACAAAGAATTTATCAATAGAAATCGTGCATTTGGTGAGTTAGGACATCCTGACGGACCAACGGTAAATTTGGAAAGAGTTAGTCATATGATTAAATCTTTATATCCGGATGGCAAGAATTTTATTGGTGAGGCAAAGGTAATGGACACACCATACGGTAAGATAGTAAAAAATCTTATTGATGAAGGCGCTCAATTAGGAGTATCTTCAAGAGGTATGGGATCATTATCTAAAAGAGGTGGCGCAAACTACGTAGGAGACGACTTCTACTTAGCTACGGCCGCTGATATTGTTGCAGATCCTTCCGCTCCGGACGCTTTCGTAGAAGGCATTATGGAGAATAAAGAATGGGTTTGGAGTAATGGGGTAATACAAGAGCGTAATATCCAAGAGTGGAAAGAGTTTATTGAAAGTTCCACTCGTATAGCTTTAGCGGAAAAGAAGGCGGAAGTCTTTAAATCGTTTCTTAAAAAGCTATAAACTTATAAATAGAACTAGAGAAAAAGAAAACTAGTAATTAATTAATTAAGGAGTAATTCTCAATGGCCGATACAGATAAAAAAATAGAGGCGTTAGAAGCAGAAGCGGTTTCTGAAGCAAATGCTAAGAATCCAATGGCGGATGCTCCTAAAAAGAATGCTGTTGCGGCTGAACCTTCTCATATTGCAAAAATGAACAATGCAGAAGATTTGGGTCCAGCTGTTGTTAAACCAACAGACAGCAATCCTGACGCAACTAAAAAATCAAAAAAAGTTTCTGACCAAATTAGTGCTACGGCTGATAAGGGCGGTTCACCGGATACAACTGGTAGACCAAACACACAAGCAGGGGTGACTCAAGTATCACATCCAGGTCAAGCAATGAAGGTAGAAGAAACTGACTCCGATAAAGATAAAGACGCAAAAGAAAAAGAAGTTAAAGAAGACGACAAAAAAGATGATGAAGTTAAAGCAAAAGAAGTTAAAGAAGGTGAATTACCACCAGCTTTAAAGAAAGCTATTGACGCTAAGAAAGATGAAAAGAAAGAGTCTAAAATAACTTACTCAAAAGAAGAGATTGACGTTAAAGAACACGTTGAAGCTCTTGTTTCTGGCGAGTCTGATCTTACAGAAGAGTTTAAAAATAAAGCTGCAACAATTTTTGAAGGCGCTATTAAATCCAAAGTGGATGAAATTGCTGAGAAAATGGAAGCAGAATATAATACTAAATTAAACGAAGAAATTTCAGCGACAAAAGAAACTATGGTTACTAAAGTCGACTCATATCTAAACTACGTAGTAGAAGAGTGGATGAAAGAAAACCAGATAGCTTTAGAAAAAGGTATCAAAGGTGAAATCGCTGAGGACTTTATTAGTGGTCTTAAAAAACTTTTTGAAGACCATTATATTGACGTGCCAGACGAAAAGTATGATGTATTAGAAGATCAAGCTTCTAAAATTGAAACTTTAGAAAAGCAAGTTAATGAAGAGATTGAAAAGAATGTTGAACTTAAAAAATCAAGTGGCGAGTTAAATAAACAAGCAATTAAACAAGAAGTTGCTAGTGATTTAGCTGATACACAAAAAGAAAAGTTTAACAAACTTTCAGAAGAGATTGAATACTCAAACGAAAAAGATTATAAAGCTAAAGTAGAAACTATTAAAGAATCTTACTTTGGTAAAAAATCTGTTTCAGGCGAGCAAGTAGATGATGTGGCGGTAACAGATGGAACTTCTAACGAAGATCTATCCAATGCAATGGCTGCTTATAGTACCGCTATTAGTAAATATAAAAATATAAAAATAGCTAAGTAAAGAAAGAGGGAGACAAATATGTATCTATCCGAAACTTATGAAAAAAAATGGCAGCCAGTTTTAGAGCATCCTGATTTACCAAAAATCAGCGATACTTACAAACGTGCCGTTACCTCTGTTATCTTGGAAAACCAAGAAAGAGCACTTAAAGAAGACAACGCATTTTTATCAGAAGCTGCACCGACTAACGCAACTGGTTCAGCTGTAGCAAATTGGGACCCGATCCTAATTTCTCTGGTACGAAGAGCAATGCCTAATTTAATTGCATATGATATTGCTGGCGTTCAGCCAATGACTGGACCAACTGGCCTTATCTTCGCTATGAGATCAAGATATACTTCTCAAACTGGTGCTGAAGCACTATTTGACGAAGCTGATTCTGATTTCGCTGGCAGAAATGCTGCTGGATCGTCTGTTGACGGTTACTCAGCAACTGACCATTCGGGTGCTAACCCAGCGGTTTTGAACGACTCACCTGCAGGAACTTATACAAAAGGTACTGCAATGACGACTGCAAAAGCTGAGGCACTAGGCGACGCTTCTGGCAACGCATTTGCTGAAATGGCATTCTCTATTGAGAAGTCAACGGTAACTGCTAAGTCAAGAGCTCTTAAAGCAGAGTACACAATGGAACTTGCACAGGACCTTAAAGCAATTCACGGTCTTGACGCAGAAACAGAACTAGCAAATATTTTATCTGCTGAAATCCTTGCGGAAATCAACAGAGAAGTTGTTAGAACTATTTACGTTAATGCTGAAAAAGGCGCTGCTACTAACACGACTGCAGCTGGTATCTTTGATTTAGATACTGACTCAAATGGTCGTTGGTCTGTAGAACGTTTTAAAGGCTTAATGTTCCAAGTTGAAAGAGACGCAAACGCAATTGCCCAAAGAACTCGTAGAGGGAAAGGTAACATCTTGATTTGTTCAAGTGATGTTGCTTCAGCTTTACAAATGGCAGGAGTATTAGACTATACACCAGCATTATCAAATAATTTGAATGTTGATGACACAGGAAATACTTTCGCTGGAGTTTTAAACGGCAGATATAGAGTGTATATTGATCCGTATTCAGCAAACACAGCTGCTAAGCAGTACTATGTTGTTGGTTACAAAGGAACATCTCCATATGACGCAGGAATATTTTACTGCCCATATGTACCATTACAAATGGTTAGAGCTGTTGGTCAAGACACATTCCAACCAAAAATCGGTTTCAAAACAAGGTATGGCCTAGTTGCTAATCCTTTCGCTGAAACTGGTGCGATTTCAGGTGCTGCTTCGGCAGTAAATGACGCTGGTTCTGCGGACTCAAACAGATATTACAGACGTGTTCAAGTTGCAAACTTGATGTAATCTATAATATTATTCATAACGAATACAGAAAAGGGCGGCTTTATGTCGCCCTTTTTTTTGGCCTAAAATAATGGATAAATATCCATATGACAGAATCAAACGCTTTAGCAAGACAACCAACTAAACTAGACTATGCAAGTCCAACGCAGTTTAAGTTTAGTATTATTAAACTACCAAAAGTAGAATACTTTTGTACAGCAGTTAATATACCTGGTGTTTCTTTAGGTGGTGCATTGGAACAACAAACACCATTGAAACATATACCATTACCTGGTGATAATTTAACTTATGAACAATTAACTTGTACGTTTCTAGTAGATGAAAACTTGGAGAACTATAGAGAAATGCATAGTTGGTTAACAGGTTTAGGTTTTCCGGAAGATAGACAACAATATAGAGACTTAGCAGCTAGTGGTAAAGATAGATTTCCAGGTCAAACTCCAGTAGCAACTGATCCTGGTAAAGTTAAATATGGTGCCGAATCATCTGGTGGTACCTATTCAGACGCAACCTTAAACGTTTTAACAAGTAAAAATAATCCTAATATAGAGGTAAGATTTAGTGATATATTTCCTATATCATTATCTAGTCTTCAATATGACCAACAAGCAACTGATATAAATTATTTAAGTGCTACAGCTTCTTTTAATTATAAAATATACCAATTTGCTGAAAGAGGCGCTCCAAAGACTGATTAGGCTTTACTTTTTGAATAAATTATGATATATTATAATAATGAACCTAGAAGAATTACAATTACAAGCAGATAAAGATTTAAAAATTAATGATGTAGAACTGGATATCGAATCACTTAAAACTCCACAACTACATAACAAATACCTAAAACACCTTAATAATTTTAAGTTGTTATTATCAAAATCACAAACGGATTATTATACTCTTAAAAGAGAAAAGTGGGAGTATTATACTGGTAAAGCAGACCCTAAAGTATATGCTGAAAAACCATTTAACCTAAAGATATTAAAGTTTGATGTTGATAGGTATTTGGATTCGGATGAT